CAGTTACCAGAAACCGCAAATGTCTTCTGCGGCTTTACTTTTCGTGGCTCTCTGACCATAAGACCGATCATACGAAATGCGTCTGCGCCGTGTGATGCCCAATTGTGCAAAGGCGCTTTGCTAAACATCTTCGTATCAGGATCAACCTCGTACTGATAATGTCGAAGGCATTGCAGACCATCTGCGCAATTCTCACGGTCAAACCAGCATGAGCCGAATATCGTCCTGGCTGCATTAATACTGTCAGCGATAGCCGTGCGAGGGATAACGCGTACTTTTGCGCCAGTTGCCCGTACGATTTCCTCGATACTTCGCCCATTGGCCGCTAGCGTCTTGTTCTGTGCATCATGCGGTAACCAGTCTGTATCGTACACATAGCCCCACTTCTGCCCCTCGGCAAGATAATGGCTAATCGTCTTCTGATTATCCTGCTGGAAACGAATAAGCCGGTATTCCATGCCAATGAACTGTAAATACCAGATTGCCACGTTATCGGCCCAACCCAAGTCCCAAATACGATGCACCGGCTTACTTGGATCGTATGCAACATGCGTGATTCGGTTCTCTAGCTCAGTGACGGCCAGTTCATTGCCGAATACAGCACCATCGACCGTTTTACGGCATAGGCCTTCCCACACAGTCAGATAACTTGAATGGTCACGCGCCTTGAGTGCTTCCATTTCATCCCGCAACACTTCTGGAAACCAGGGATTATCCGACCAGTTGATTTTCTCAACGAATGCGCCCGCGGGAGGATGCGCAACAAAGCGCTGATATGTCTCGTCTTCCTCTAGCTCGGGATTGAACGATACCCAAATCTCGGAGCCTTCTTTGCGGATAGTCGGGATAAGTACGTTCCAACTAGCCTTTGATACGGTCTGCGCTTCCTCTACCCAGCATATGTCCACACCTTCAAACGATTTGATCTGAGTGACATTAGAGCGCAATCCAGCGAAGGCGAACTCTGTCCCGTTCCGCCCCTTAATCGTCGCATTCTGAATCTCATAGAAGGAATCCATGCCCAGCGAGGCTATCTGATCACTCAGCAGCTTGTGGACAGAATCCTTGATCGATGCTTGCAACTCGCGCGCACAGAGGATACGCAGCGTTTTAGACGCTCCCATGATCAGGAGCGCCCTGGCGATTCCCCATGACTTAGCCCCGCCTCGACCGCCGTACAGTACCTTGTAACGGTTAGGATTGAACAAGCCTTCTAGCTTGTCGGGGAACTCAGCCAGTTGTTTTGACAAAGGTTACCTCAATCCCGGTAAGCAATGGTGCGCCATCTTTTCCGGTCAGTTCTTGTGTAAGCTTGTCGCCATACACTTTTGGAAGCATCTTAGATAGCATCCATTTACGGGTATCGATCCGAATACGCGAGCGTGCAATAACATCCATGTCGGTACGCTCAACGCCATCCTCACCCATGTACGTGTCATTCTTGCCTTCATCGGCAATCTCTAACAAATCATCGGCTAGGCGCTCATAGCCAATAGACCTAGCCATAGTGTATTGCGCATAAAAACCATCACGATCTTGCAATGCCCACATGCGAACAGCCGACTCAACTGGCATACGATCATCGCGACAAATTTTACGCAGGCTTTCACCATCAGATAAGCGTTGACAAATTTCTAACGCAATCTCTTGTGTGTAATCTGATGGCCTACCGCGCTTTTCATCGGTATTCATGCTACCTCTTGCTCTTGCTCGACAATAGCTGCAATATCGGCTTCCTGAACGATGTTATACACAATCCCATTATGCCGGTACTCAGGGAATACAAATTCCCCATAGCGGACTGTATCGCCAACTTTGACGTCCATCGGGTGCACTTTACCTGCAATCTCTTTGCCAGGGCCGCAAGAAATAACAGTGCCAAGGTTGAATTTCTCGGTGTTCTTTACTTCGATGATGTCGGAAAGCTTGCGCTCGATTGGCAAGACTAGAATGCGGTCGCGGAGCATGCGGAGGTTTGACATACAGTTCCTTCTAAGGCACATGCCTACCGGGCAAGACGGTTCCTATATTGTATTGCATTTCTTGCTTATTGAATCAATCCAGCAAGAAAATATACGCACAAAGCAATTGGCCCCGCATAGGGGGATTCTATGCAGGGCCGTTTCTCTCAACGTTGTTTGCTTGAATGTGTCCAACTGGCCGACCGCGAACCCGCAATCCTGTGCCAGCTTCAAGCGCCACTTCCGCATGCCCACTTAACCCGATGCGGTTCAGGCAAAAGACTGGCCACGAAGGGCTAGCGCGTGGGCGACACCATGAAACTTGGAGCGTCCAGAGAGAATCGAACTCTCGTCTTATGGGTGGAAGCCATTAACTCTGCCATTGAGCTACGGACGCTTTGAAACTGAATACCGATTGCTGGAATCGAACCAGCGTCATCCATCATATAGTGTCCGCTCTACCATTGAGCTATACCGGCTTTGAATCTGATGGTGTGCCGGAGATGATCCCGGCTTTACTCTGAACTACTTAGGCTATTTTGGCAGTCGCTTTCAGAGTGAGCCCAAAATTCCTTCGCATCATCACTGCGCTATCCACCAACACGGCTGATGACTGCTTCAATGGTGCTCCTCGGGCAACGAACTTAATCGCGCGTTCTGCACACCTTCACAATCATCACAATCATCATGCGTCTTGGTTGACCGCGTTAGCCGGTCACTGCTTTTACCCGACCGCTGTAGAGGCGGATCATCATAGCCAGATAAAACTTGTGCAACCCTTCGCTCTCTGCCGTATTCCGTAGATCGGGCATACCTAGGTGCTGCGAATAAGTGCGATAACAAGGCAACATATTGTCTGTTTAATGGTGGCACCAGTGGTGCAACACCACCTATTTATCGCTATTTACAACCTTAAAGAAACTCAGTATCTATGTCAAGCGGTTTCTTTCGTGGAGATTCTCGCTCATCACCATGGCCTAGTCGCGATGCTTTACCGAATACGACTGCAAAGGCAAATCCAGCGATTACGAATGCAATAACGAGTGCAAACCATTGCATGACAGTCTCCTTTAGTTTAACTACCCAACTCAGCGCCTGGTGCTGCAAGATACTCGGCTGTTAGTCCATTCTTGCAGCGCTGGCAGAACTCCAAGCGCTGAATTGGTCATTGTGCGCTCTAGTCAAATCCTCTAGAACGCGATTTTGGTTCCTGCTCACGCTCATTTGGTGGAACCCAAGCGTATTGCAGGTCTGTAAAATTGGTTGATGCACCAAGGAAATTAAGCCCAACTGTACCAATTTGCCCTTGGCGCTGCTTACCTGTAATCACCTCGCAAATGCCCTTATCTTTGCTTGTAGGGAAATATACCTCATCACGGTATAGGAAAATTACGTTTGCCGCGTCTTGCTCGATAGAGCCGGACATAGCAAGGTCTGCCATGATTGGGCGTCGGTTCTGGCGCTTCTCGCACTCGCGGTTAAGTTGAGCCAGAAGTACAACAGCGCAATCAAGCTCCTTAGAGAGCGCCACAGCACCCCTTGTATGCTCACCAATGTCGTAGGCTTTGTTCTCGTTCGTGCCACCCGTGATGAAGCTAAGTTGGTCGATAACAAGCAGGTCAAGACCATGACGGCGTTTTATACCGCGAGCCTTTGCGCGAATCTCAAGCATGGATAGGCTAGTTGCGTCGTCTATGTACATGTTCAACTCTTGCGACTTCGCAAACGCTGCCGTTACACGATCCCACGAAATTGCGTCATTTTCTTTAGGTTTTCGCAACCATGAAACGGACAATCCACCGAGCGCGGCAATGTTTCTGTCGCTTACCTGCGACTTGTTCATTTCCATAGACAAAAACAGACTTGTCCCATTAATCGCAACATTGCGAGCAAGAGCCAAGCCCATCGCTGTCTTACCCATACCTGGCCGCGCTGCTAGGATTGACATCGTACCGCGCTCAAGGCCACCGTCTAGCATCGAATCAAGATCGCGGAAGCCGGTCGATATCGGCAGAATCTTTCCTTCCATTCGGTCTGTCAGAAGCTGCACGTAATCGCCAAGCATATCGCCAGCCTTGACTGGCGCGCTTGCATCATTGAATTGCGCGAGTTGATCGAGCTTTTGCGCCATTCGGTCAAAAAGGATTAAAGCAGGTTCTAAGGCGTTTTTAGCCTCAGTCTGTGCCAGCACACCAAAACCATCCAACGAACGCAACAGAGCGCGATCTGACACGATCTCGGCATGTTTGCAGATGTTTGCCGCGCTCGCTGCCGACGAATGAAGCGAAAACATGTACTGCAAGCAGTCTTCGACCTTTTCCTTTAGGCTTTCAGCAACCGTGATTGCATCAGCGCGCTTGCCTGCCGTTATCTGCGAAACCAGTTCGGCAAAGATTGCCCGATGATCAGCGCGGTAGAACTGATCCACGCTCACTTGCGGGATACGGTCTAAAGCGTTGTTGTCCACCAATAGCGCGCCAAGCACGGCCTGTTCTGCGGTGATGCTGAAAAGTTCGCGGCTCATGAATGCACCTCATTTGCGCGCTTGGCTTGCTGGCCTACAGTGGACAGAATGTAGTCGCCATTGCTTCCGATGTACCAAAGCTTGAACCAGTTACAGCGTACAGACTTACCAAAAACGGTAGGCCATGCCTTGTATCGTTTAGCTCCTGGCTGCGAATAACGATCCTTGAACTCAAGCCATTGCAATCGCAATAGATCCTGTCCAATACCTACCTTGCTTGCATAGTCAAAAACAGAATCGTTTTCAGGAATCGGCTTTACTTCTTGCTCTTTGCATTCTTCCAAGTAGGTAGGCAAAGATATTGCATTGCGAGGCTTCACTAATTGCCCCGCTTGCGGGGTATGGGGAGTTTTTACTTCTTCTCTTCTCTTCTCTTCTCTA